TTACAACACGCGTCTTCCAAACGCCACGCTACAGACGCTTACAGCATGACCTATTACACCAACAAAAGGTTTGAAAATGCCCACAGTTAACCTTTCTCCGTTAGGCGGCGCAGCTAGCCAGTTTTTAGATAACAACGGCGTTATTTTGTCGGGTGGCAAGCTGTACTCTTACGCGGCAGGCACAACTACGCCGCAAATAACTTACACCAGCGCAGCGGGCGTTACACCGCACGCAAACCCAATTATATTGGATAGCGCAGGACGCGTACCGGGCGGCGAGATTTGGCTGACTGACGCTTTGATATATAAGTTTACCCTTGAAACATCAACAGGCGTTTTACTGGGTACTTACGACAACATCTCTGGTATAAACGATATTAACCTTAACGCAGCCTTTGTAGATTATGATCCACCGTTTGCTGGGGCGCTCAATAGCGGCTATACGGTGCAAGACAAGCTATCTCAGACTGTCTCGGTTAAGGACTTTGGCGCTGTTGGCAATGGCGTGGCTAATGATACAGTTGCTATTCAGGCTGCGCTTGATAGCGGTGCTGGCGGCGTTTACTTCCCATCTGGAAACTATCTTGTTTCTTCTGTAGAAGCGAGTTCAAACACCACAATCTATGGCGACGGTAATGCAAGCCAACTGACTGCATCAGGCACAGGAAACATTTTAGTTGTAACTGGCGTTTCCGGCGGCACTCAAATTGAAAATGTTCTTGTTCAGAACTTGTCATTTTTAGGTCTAAACAACATGAGCGCGGGGCCTTTGGGCTGCGGCGTTATTGTTCTTCATGCGGTTAATGTAACTGTCGATCAATGCTATTTTGACAGTTTTGGCCCCGGTGTTGCGGACACGGCGACGGGCGGTGCTGCGCTTTTGTTTTATGTTAACTGCGTAGATGTTACTGCATCCAATAACACGGTGGTCAACGGCACTGGCTACCTCAATGGTACAGACATCGCGTTGTATTCTGCTGCTGGCTACGGAATTGTCACTGGTAACCGCACTTATTCGACAAACTCGCAAGGCATCTACACCAATGCTGCCACAAAAACTGGTCGAATTATCATCACAAACAACATAAGCAGGAACCACACTCGTCACGGAATTATCCCTGTTTATGCAGGCACCAACGAAAAGATTGACACCATTGTTGCCAACAACATTTGTGAGGACTGTGCCAGCACCGGTATTTACGTTAATACCGAAGCTGATGGCGTGGTGATTGCCAATAACATCATTGAAAGTTGTTCGGGCGGTGGCCCTAACGGATATACTTTAGATGGTGGCATATCGTTGCTAGGCATAGGAAAGCGGATTTGCATTGGCAACTACATCAATAACACTGGGTATACCAGTGCTGGGGTGCAGCGCGTTATTGACCCTCCAACGGTAAACACCCCAACAAACACGGCAGGGATTAGAGTTTCTAACGGTGTCGCTGGCATTGTGTCTAGCAATGTGATTGTCGGTGGATCAGGGCGAGGAATTGACTTGGCAAACGGCGCTAATGGTGTTCAGATTGTTGATAATACGATTACCAACCCAGAATACGCAGCAATCCATATTGAGTCGCTAAACAACGTTGGCGCAAATTCCGTTATTGCACGGAACAAGATTGACGTTTCAGTATCGGATGCGATGGGCATTTGGCATCGTGGTTCGATTGCTGCCGATCAGTGTTTTATTGATGAAAACAGGATAAAAGGTAAGAAGGCGGCCACATCTAAGGACGGTATTAGATTTGAAGGCAACGGAATTACTGGCAGCGTTTCTCGTAACAATATTGGTGATTTTGATGTTGGTTTCAACATTCAATCAGTTGCCATGTCAACACGACTTGGTGACGCTTGTGTATCTGATGGAAACCAGCTTCACGATAGTACCGAAGGTTTTCGGTTTTTAAGCGATTTAACTGACTTTGGCTTCTACACCAACTTTGTGTTTGATAGCAACGGGACAGACGTGGTAGACGCATACGCCCGAAATACTGTTCGTCCTGCGGTGTCTGTGTCGCCTGTATATTTGTTTTACCGCAGCACTTTTCCTGCCGTTGGAACATGGAGTGTTGGTGATCGTGTAATTAACACTGTGCCGACTGTAGGCCAACCAAAATCGTGGGTCTGCACGGTTGCTGGAACTCCCGGCACATGGGTTAGCGAGGGCAACCTTTAACATTATTGCCAGACTGCATCAAATGATGTAGTCTAGCCACCAACCGTACCGGCGAGGCTCACCGGGAACTCTTAGGAGTTAAACATGGACGAAACAGTCCCACTTGAAGCGGAAGTGCCCGCGCCAGAACTCGACGCCACGGCGGCAATCGAACCTGAAGACAATTCTACGCCGGATACGTCTGCTGAACAGGAAGCAGCTAAGGTCTTCTCACAAGAAGAACTTGACGCCATTGTCGGCAAACGCCTCGCAAGAGAACAACGCAAATGGGAACGTGAGCAAGCGCAGCGTGCGCCAGTTCAACGTAGTCAGGACATACCTGACTACGTAGACCCGGCAAACGCCGCCAGTATTGAAGCGTATGCTGAACAACTGATAGCCCAGCGGGAAGCCGCAAAGCAGCAAGCCACGATTGCAGAGGCATATTACGACCGCGAAGAAGATATTAGGCTTAAGTACGACGATTTCGATCAGGTTGCTTACAACACTAATCTCCCCGTCACGGAGTATATGGCTCAAGCTATCCAAGCCTCGGATATTGGTCCTGATGTCATTTATTGGCTAGGATCAAACCCCAAGGAATCTGGACGCATTGCCCAATTGCCGCCTATCTTGCAGGCAAAAGAGATCGGAAAACTTGAAGCCAATCTGGCTTCCAATCCGCCGGTTAAGAAAACTTCAACCGCCCCGGCTCCGATTGTACCTGTCACTGCTCGCACCTCTGGTGCGCCTGCTTTTGATACCACTGATCCGCGTAGCATTAAAAATATGTCTACGTCAGAATGGATCGAAGCAGACCGGCTACGGCAGACCAAGAAGTACGAGGCACAACGCAACCGTTAATTTGGGACTATAATCATGGCTAACTCAATTCTTACTATTGACATGATTACTCGCAAGGCTTTGGAAATCCTTGAGAATAATCTTGTCCTCACCCGCAATGTAAACCGCCAGTACGACGACAGCTTTGCCGTCGAAGGTGCTAAAATTGGCTCAACCCTGCGTATCCGCCTTCCTGACCGCGCTTTGGTCACCGACGGCGCTGCGCTTCAGGTTCAGGACGACAACGAGCAGTTCACAACCTTGACTGTTGCTTCGCAGAAGCACATCGGCGTGAACTTCACGACTGCCGAACTGACGATGCAGTTGGATGACTTTGCTGACCGCGTTCTCAAGCCACGTATGTCGCAGCTTGCTGCAAGCATCGACGCTGACGTTGCCAACTCCTTCAAAACCATCGGCAACACCGTTGGCACTCCCGGCACTACGCCATCGACTTCGGCTGTGCTGCTTGCAGCCCAGCAGAAGCTGAACGAGAATGCTGCTGTAATGTCGCCACGTTATGCGACTGTTAACCCAGCCGCCAACGCTGGTTTGGTTGAAGGTCTGAAAGGTCTATTCAACCCAACCGACACAATCAGCAAGCAGTTCAAAAACGGCATGATGGGTACCGGCGTACTTGGTTTTGACGAAATCAATATGTCGCAGTCCATCAAGCAGTTTACCACCGGTTCGCGTACTGCAACTGGCGGCACCACTTCGGCTGCTGTTACTACTGAAGGCGCAACCACCATCGCCATCACTGGCGCTGGCGCAGCGGCTACAGTTAAGGCTGGCGACGTGTTTACTGTAAACGCTTGCTTCTCTGTCAACCCACAGACCCGTGAAAGCACTGGTTCGTTGTTCCAGTTCGTTGCTCTGGCTGATGTCACGCTGGACGGTTCAGGCGCTGGTAATATCACTGTTGCTCCGATTTACTCCGCAGCTAATGCTCTGGCTACTGTTTTGACCCTTCCGGCTACCAGCAGCGCGATCATCTTTGTTGGCGCGGCTTCGACGCAGTACCCCCAGAACCTTGTCTACCACAAGGACGCTATCACCTTCGCTACCGCCGACCTTCTGCTGCCGCAGGGTGTCGATATGGCGTCGCGTCAGGTGCATAACGGCATCAGCCTACGTATCGTTCGTCAGTACGACATCAACAACGACCGTATGCCTTGCCGTATTGACGTTCTGTACGGCTTCAGCACGATCCGTCCGCAGATGGCCGTCCGTATGTGGG